TATGTTACCAGAAAAGAGTTTACTGTAGATAACTGGAGTGAACACTATGAATTTAGTCGTGATAGCTATATCAGTATTAAGTGTCTTATGGGTGACAGTGGCGATAATGTACCTGGTGTCCCGGGAATAGGGCCAAAGAAAGCTGCATCACTAGTTGCTGAATACGGCTCAGCCTATGATATAATTGCCAGTCTACCAATTACTAGTAAATATAAGCACATTGCTAATCTAAATGCTTTTGGCTCAGAAAAGTTAATGCTAAACTATCAGCTAATGGATTTAGTTACATTTTGTGATAGTGCAGTAGGATCAGAAAACTGCAAACAGATTGATAGTATTTTACAGGATTATTTAAATTGACAAAACTTTATCCATATATGACACCCACAGTAGCAGTAAAATTAGATGATGCTAGAGCTATGCCACTTCGGGCACATGCTACAGATGCGGGAGCAGATCTATTTAGTAGCAGTAACATTGATATCTACCCTAAAGACATGAAATTAGTAGATACTGGAGTAAGCGTTAAAATTCCAGTAAATCATGTAGGTTTAGTGTACAATCGCAGTAGTCAAGGCAAAATTCAGGTGTCTATTCCTCATGCAGTTGGCGTAATTGACAGTGACTACCGTGGTAATATCAAGGTGCTGTTAAAAAATAATGGTGAAGACCCCTACTTTATTAAGCAGTACAGTACTCGTATTGCTCAATTAGTTATTGTACCAGTTATACTAGCAAAGTTTGAGGTCGACACTACTGAGCCCTGGCATGACACTGATCGAGATACAGGCGGATTTGGGAGCACTAACCTATGATGACTGAAGTTGAAGATAAAGTATTTGCTGCAATAGCTGAGATTAAGCGTTTGCTACCCACTATGGTTGATAACGTAATAGATAATGATATTGTTCGTTATTCAACAGAAAATTTAAGCAGCCAACTACTAAAAATAGTTGGAGCTCGTATTATAAAGGAACATAAACGTAATGGACATAAGTAATCAGCCATCAACACGAGCGCAAGTAATCACTAGACGTACGTATAACAGGCCTACCGACGATACAGGTAAAAACTTTGAAACTTGGGAAGAAACAGTAGTACGAGTCATTGACCATCAGCAGTGGTTGTGGGAACGTGCAGTAGGGCGTGACTTATTGGACACTGAGTACGCAGAACTCTATGATCTTGAACAGCTAATGTTTGATCGTAAAGTATCCATGAGTGGTCGCTCACTATGGCTGGGTGGTACAACCGTGGCACAAAAACGCGAGGCGTCACAATTTAACTGTAGCTTTACACAAGTTGAAACAATTTATGATTGTGTAGATGTATTGTGGTTGTTGCTACAGGGTTGTGGAGTAGGATTTAAACCCATTGTAGGTACTCTTAATGGATTTAGTAAGCCCATTAAGAACATTGAGGTTATTAGAAGTACTCGTACAGCCAAGGGTGGCAATGAGGATAATGTAGAGACTTGGAATCCAGAAACTAAAACTTGGACTATTAAGGTTGGAGATAGTGCGGAAGCATGGGCTAAGTCAATTGGTAAATTACTTGCTGGTAAATATCCCGCTAAAGAATTAGTATTAGACTTTAGCGAGTTACGTCCAGCTGGAGAAAGGTTAAAAGGATATGGTTGGATTAGTTCGGGCGATAGCGCAATTAGCACTGCTTATGTTGCTATTGCCAATATACTTAACGGTAGGGCTGATAGTTTGCTCACTCGTATGGATATTCTTGATATTGTTAATCATCTTGGTACCATTCTTTCTAGTAGGCGCAGTGCTGAAATTGCTCTATTCGAATACGGTCAACCGGAGTGGGAAGAATTTGCAGTAGCTAAAAAAGACTGGTGGTTGCATAATAATAGTCAGCGCCAACAGTCAAATAATAGCCTAGTTTTTAAAGAGAAACCCATATATGCAGACCTCCGTAGAATTTTTGATCTCATGGCAGACGCAGGAGGAAGTGAACCAGGTTTTATTAATGCGGTCGAAGCTACAAGACGTGCTCCTTGGTTCTCAGGGTGCAATCCATGTGTCGAAATATTGTTGGGAAACAAATCCTTCTGTAACCTTACTGAAACTGACATTGGAAAGTTCAAAGGCAACACGGCAGGACTTCACGAAGCTATTAGACTTGCTGCTAGAGCCAACTACCGTCAAACCTGTGTAAATTTAAAAGATGGTATACTTCAGGAATCTTGGCACCTCAATAACTATTTTCTTCGTCTTTGTGGTGTGGGTCTTACTGGTATTGCTAAGCGTCCTGATATGGGCGGGTATGATTATGAGTATCTTAAGCGTACTGCTACTGGTGCTGCTATCGGAATGGCCGATGAACTAGGACTACCGCGTCCTAAGAATGTTACCTGTATTAAGCCCTCTGGTACCTTAAGCAAAATTATGGATACTACCGAAGGTATACACAAGCCTTTAGGTAAGTACATTTTTAATAATGTACAGTTCAGCAAGTATGACCCTGTAGTGGACAAGCTACGCGCAGCTAATTATAACGTAATTAATCATCCTACAGATGATAGTGGCGTACTAGTAACCTTTCCTGTAAAATGGGATGATGTACCATTTGCCAAAGTTAAGGGTAAAGAGGTTAACATTGATAGTGCAATAGAGCAACTTGAAAAATATAAACTTATTCAGACAAGTTGGACACAGCAAAATACTTCAGTAACTATTAGCTATGACTTAACAGAAGTAGAAAGTATTATTCACTGGTTATTGAATAACTGGGATGTATATGTGGGTGTAAGCTTTTTATATCGCACAGACCCTAGTATGACAGCTAAAGATCTAGGATACTTATATTTACCCCAGGAAGTAGTAGATGAAACTAGTTATAATAACTATGTTCAAATGCTGTTACCCGTAGACTTAGATGGTACCAATAGTTTTGATGAAATTGTTGGAGATGATTGTACAACGGGCGCTTGCCCAATTAAATAATATGAACGAAAACCCCACACTTACCCTAGAATTAACACTAAGTGAAGTTAATACTATTATCGCTGGATTACAGGAATTACCAGCAAAAATATGTAACCCACTAACTGCTAAAATTACAGAACAAGCTCAGAAACAATTGTCAGTTACACCTTTAGAACCAGTTCAGTAATAAATAAAAAAGCCCACTTACAGCAATGTAAGTGGGCTTTTTTTATATAGCAGGTCCATTAAATATTTGTTGATTACCTATACCAGATCCCAACACACAAGCTTTATCTTTATCAAACTGCACTATAGTCCAAGTTTTTGTTCCTGGATTTGTTAGGAGAACAGTTTTACTTGTGTCTTGATTAGTACCTAGTCCTAGCCATACGGGCAGTTCACCTGCTTGTTCAAATAATGCCTGAAATACTAGTATTGTAGAGCTGCAAGTAACTGGTTTCTGTAACTCAAATGACTGAGCTATGGCTGTGGGTACAAATACAAATACTGCAATAATATATGTAATTATTTTTATGTTCATGTTTAATCCAGTATTCAGTTACTTTTTTGACCTAGCATCACTAGAACCTACAGTTTCACGAGCAGCAGGTTTAACCGCAGGTGCAGGTACTAGATCAGGGGCGGCTTTTATCTGTAAGCAAACTACTTTTAATTTTACGCCTAAATCTTGTTTACTTAAACTGGCTTGAGCTTGTTGACAAGTTTTTTCATCCTGAAAATAACCCATATGTTGTATATTAGGGGTTACTATTCCTACACTTATCAGTGCTAAAGTCCATACAAAATTTGACATATAATTAACTCTTAGTGTAGTTATCTGATAGTATTACCCCTTGTTTACACCCTCTATAAGTAGTTAATCTATTTGTTGTGTAGGCCAAGATATAGCAGGGACATATAGGTCTCAATACTTTTATCTGGCTCTCTGGCTCGCATTATTTGGTCACGTTTACCTGTACTCCAAGAAAACCCAGAGTCTCCACCCCATAAATCCCATGCAACTCTACCTGGACTTGGGAACCCCTCTTCTCCACTACTAAAACCTGTTGCTTGTTTGTCTACTTCATGTCTAGAAAAGAAGGAATACATTCTTAAAACAACATCTTCACTTAGGGGTTCACGATCCTTTAATTGATTAGCTCTAGCTAATCCAACTAGTGTACCTCCTGGCCTGCCCTCGTCTTTCCACTTTAGTGCACGACGTGCTGCACTAGCCATTCCATCAGTAGGTGTATAAGTATCTGCCATAATTAATCTCTGTAAGCCATAATAATTTGTTTGCACATATTACTACGTACAATGTCCTCATCTAAAAATTCCACAATTTCAATACCAGATATACCAGTTAAACGACTAACAGCATCTGCTAGTCCACTATAATCAATATCTGTTTGTTCAGTATCGCCACTAATAATCATTTTACAGTTCTTGCCAATTCTGCTAAGCAACATTTTCATTTCGTCTTTAGTGCAGTTTTGGGCTTCATCCAGTAACACTATGCAATTGTCAAATGTGGTGCCTCTAAGAAAACCTAGTGGAGTAGGTTCAATATCCTTATTTTTTAAGGCATACTCATAGAAACCCCTACCCAGTGCCTTTGAAAATATAGCATCAAACGGCATTAAATAGGGAGCATATTTTTCGTCCAGTGTGCCTGGCAGGAAACCTAGTCCTCGTCCTGTCTCAATATTGGGTCTAGTTAGGATTACCTTTGAGACCCTGCGGTGAAATAATTCAGAAGCAGCATAACTTGCTGCAATATACGTTTTTCCTGTTCCTGCGGATCCTATACCAAATATAATATCATTATATCTGATAGCTTCTAGGTATTCGCCTTGAATAAAGTTTAAGGGTTCTACTTCTTTAAAGCTGTAGCTGTCTCTGTATCCATACGTATCTTGTTGTGGTACTCTAGCACTGTCTTTTACAGTTTGTGCGGTTTTATAACCGGCACGTTTAGCTGGAAAATTGCGCTCTTTTTTACCACTTCCTGAACTTCTTGCCATATATTTGTATCCTGGTTGTTAAAGAAAAAATACTGTTATTTTTTCTTTTTATCTTGCTGGGGTACTTTAGTTCCTGTTAACTTTTTGTGTACCCTAACAGTTTTACATTTCTGCTTAGCGTCACATACTAGTTTAGTTTTAGGAACTTCTTTTGCTGGAACCGGACTATACATTAATGGCAACATTATGCATAGTGCCCAAAGTAACATTTTCATAGGGC